CATTTATACCTCCTATACTACACTTATCTGAGTTGTAATACTTCCATCTACATTAAAAGTAGTTGTACTCTTTTGAGAAGTGCCATCTGAGAATTGGGTGGTTTCTATAATAATATCAGCACTTGGGAAAATAGTATTGGAAGTTTTAATAACTGCGTTTGAAGTATTATAGGTAGTTGTAGTGATACTACCATCACCATTAAATACTGTAACTTCTCTATTTCCAATAGTATTAAGATAAGTTAATTTATTAAGCTTATCTTTAACCATGCCTACAGCGTTGGAGAGTTTTGCATCATCTACTGAACCATCGGGCATAATGCCTGTTGTCAAATCAGCAATAAGTGCATCTACATAAGATTTATCAACCTTTTCAGCTATAGAAGATATACCTGCTTCAATGGCAGGAAGTTTGGTTGAATAATCTGCTGTAAGTGCATTTACAGCTACAAGTGCTCCATTAGCATCTGTACTAGCATCACCTGCTGAAATAAATGCAGAGTTAGCAGTAGACACAGCATTATCAGCTTTTGCTTCGGCAGATGTAGCAGTTGTTACTGCACTATCAGCTTTAGTTTCAGCAGAGTTAGCTGTATTTACAGCGAGCGTAGCATTGCTGTTAGCAGTTGAGAGCGAGGTACTTATCCAACCAGTAGTGCTGTTTATCTTTGTCTGAGATATATTAGCTGTTGCAGATATTTTAGAATCAATAATACTTCCATCAGCATAATGTCTAGTTATAACACTTCCATCAGCATAAGGAAGCTCAGTTGCAGAAAACCTTGCATTAACTTTATTTATTAAATTATTTAATTTACCAACTATTTCTGAATTGTTAATATCTATTTCATCAGGGTTAGCAACTGCTCCCCATTGAAAATCAGGATATGATATAGACAATTCAGTTATAGGAATCCAAGGACTAAAAGCCATTATTTCACCTCCTAACGTTTACCTCTCATTTCATAATCTCCATTGATTTGATATATCTTCATTGATTGATTAAGTTCATCATAAGGCTTCTCAATCCATTCATCATTTGTAAAGAGGTAATATTTATTTATATCTAAAACTTTTACAAGATTATTATTTTTCTTTTGAAAACTTTCCAAATCAGATAGAGTTGCTACTTCACCAGTTATATACCAACCATTTTCAAGACGTATTTTAATATTTCTTCCTCTTCTACCAAGTACAAATGGAAGTGAAGCAACTATATTACTTCTTATAAATCTAGCTCCCCAAACCATTTTACCCCATATTCCAACTTGGTCAAGCACAGAAGTTATTTCCTCAACTTCTTCATAATCAACAAGAAATATAGCGTTAACATCACTTCTATTTTCAGCAAAAGTATGAGCTACTAAAAAGAATTCTCTAAACTGTTTAAAGCTATTAGCATCATCCATATCAAAACTTTTAGAAGTCCAATATGATTTATAAGGTTTACCAAAATCATAATGATTTGTAGCATGTTTTATAGTTCTTCCTTTATCATCTCCCCAAATCAAAATACCATTAAGATTATAAAAACTTCTAGCATTTAAATCTTTCCAAAGTGTCCATGCTCTATTTTGATATGAATATATAAGAACTTTATCTTTTATAGTTACATACCAATGATTATTATAAAAATAACCATAAGCATCTTTATAATCAATAGGAGTTAATGAAATTGGGTATTTAGTAAGGTTAAGTTTTTTACTTATAGGTTGAGTTGATAGTATTTTTTCATCATATCTTACAGAACTTAATGCATAAAACTCTCCATCACTACCTAAAAATAATAAATAATTATGTGCAACTGTAACAGCGTTATTACTTACAAAACCACAATGAGAATTAAGCTTTTTAAGTTTGAAAGGTTCAACACCCATATCAGGTCTGTTAGTATTTCCAGTTATAGTATATATGTCATTTTCTCTACCAACAACAACTGCATCATCATAAACCTTCATACCAGTTATTTTATCTGAATTGGGTGGAAGTTGCATAGGAAGTGAAACAGGAAAATAAAATGGAGATTTTATATCAGATATATAAACATTGTCATTATCTTTATCTGAACCTGATACATAAATTCTACCACTATGAGAAGCGATATATTTAGCTTTTAAGGGTACTTTGTTAGCTCCCTTATAGTTATCCTTAAACTCATTCTCACAAGGCTCATAGAAGACTTTATAGTTAGTATAATCAATATTAAGAACACCTTTTGTATGAGTAGTATCTAGTCTAGGATGACCATCAGCAGGAGATACCACTTCAAGAAGAACAAAGTTGTTTATAGCAGTACCTATAACTTTTTCATAAGTTGTAGTAGTTTGAGCAAATTTACCATACACCCAAAGCTTATCACCATCTGAAAACATATATCTACCATTATGATTAACACCATTAATTCTTGAAGATATATTTGTAACTTTAGTATCTCCTATAAACAATTCAGTATCACTTGCTCTAAGAAGTTTATCAACGTCATTATATGGTTTAAATTCATCTATAAATGTAACAGGTTTAGAATTAAGATTGATAGTATCAAAATATTCTTGTCCTTTTCTAGTTTCCATTAATGTTTCATCACAAAACATAACATTCATCAAATCAGTTGAATCATTATCTTCAGGTTGGTCAGATGCGTTATTAAGTCCACCTGCAAAGTTTCTTAAAGAGAAATTAAGTACTTTATTTGGTGGTGGTGTGATTCTTTGAATATAAGCCATTACACATCACTCTCCAACAATAATTCATCATCTGAATCGTAATTCTTTTTCAAGAAGTAATTATCATAAACATAATCAGTAGTATTGGTAGTTGTAATATCTTCACCAGTTTCAGGGTCTTTTATAACTATTTCACCACTTTCTATTTTTGATTTAAGTTCTTCAAGCTTTACTTCAAACTCATTCATAAGAGTTGTAGCTTGGTAATGTCTTTCATCTTGAGAGAAACATCTAGCAGAAGCATAAACAGAAAGTATGTGATGATAATAACTTGGTATTAAAAGTGGTTCAGCATTGTTGTTATCAAGAACTACTTCATTTCTGAATTGAGGAATAGCTTGTTTAAATCTTTCAACTCCTTCATTAAGAAAAGCAACTATATCAGCTTCTCTAAATATAGAGTTTGAAAAATCTCTAGTAAGAGAACGTACTCTTGCGATTAAATATAATCTATTCAAAAGCTACACCTCCTAGATTGATTTTAATATTTCAAGTAATTCAGCTTTCTTTTTTCTTTCATCAAATTCAATTTGTTTTAAAGTAAGTCTTTCAATTATTTCAGCTTTTGTCAGCGAATCAAGAGATTCTTGAGCTACTTCATCAAAAGTAATTTGTCCTTCAATAACTTCTTCATGAACGTTTTCAGTAACAGCTACATCATTTGAATTGCCAAGAAAATCTATAATTGAATTAAGTTGTTCTATAATTATATCTTGTCTAACAGCTATTGCATAAAGAAATCTCTCACTAGCATTAAGTGGTGTTTCAAGTTTTTCTATATTACGATTCATACGATTCCTCCTTATTATAAAAGGGTGAGGTATTTACCCCACCCCTATTTGGTGTTAATTACTATTTTCCTTCGCTACCTACTAATCCACGGAAATCACTTACGCCCATAGAGTATCTCATGTATCCTCTATATTTAGCTACGAAAGTATCGAAGTCCTCATGCCACTTAAATTCAGGTTTTTTTCTCCAGAAGAAGTTAAGTTCATGTTTAGATGAATCTTGTAAGAACCAATGAGTATCACTTCCACCTGAAGCAAGAGAAAGATAATCCATAACTACTACTTTAATTCCATAAGAGTTAAGGAATTTATTAGTGTCATTTAATTCTCCACCTGCTATTTGAGTTGATTGTAAAAGTCTTATAGCAGTATCTTCAAGTGCAGGAGGTATGATAAGAGTATCAGCTTTAAACTGAACTAGGTTACCTGCTTCATCAAGAGTTTCTTTCATAAGCTTAATAGCAGTTTTTAAGTTAGCATCATTTAAAACACCTGTTGCTAAGTTAGAGCATTTTTTTCCACCTGCATCAAGTAATGGATGCGTTGCAGAGAAAAGTGGTTGTCCATCATAAATAACTGGATTAGCATTTCCTCCTGAACCATTATTTTTGAAGAAACCTTTAATTAGAGGAATCATAGCATCTTTCTCAACTTTAGCTCTACCACTTCTAGCCATTGCTTTAGGCATTTTTTCGATTTGTCTATATTGGTCATCATCATACATTTCTCTAGTAACCATGAAACCTTGAGTAAACGCTTCATGAGTATAGGTTCTGATAAGTCCCGGAGATAAAGTCTTATAAGCTACAGTATCAAACTGGCTTGTTCTTTTATCCCAATCTCCAAATGCTCCCATCCCCCAATCTTGTTCCATAGCTTTATCAGAGGTATTTACATTATAGATTTTACTAAACTGCTCAGGCAATTCAGTATATGTTTCGAAAAATATCTTTCTAAGTCCTGGTTCTAATAGTTTACCAAAATTAGTACCAGTATCTCTATCAGTATTAGTATAGTTTATAGTATTTACAGTAGTCGGTTGTACTGGTGTTGCAAAACGTTGTAAGTCCATTGCGAAAGGCATTGTCTTGTTTCCCATAATTTACATCTCTCCTATGTGAGTTATTTGCTTTCTACATCTCTCCACTTAATATATTCTTCAGGAGTAAGTTTCATAAACCTAGCAACTTTAGCTTCAGCTTCAGATATAGAAGGAGCATTATTTGTTATTTGAGCATTAGCTCCACTTGATATTACAGTTTTAATTTTAGTGTTTTCATCAACTCCGAATTCTTTTAACAATTCATTTTTGATTTGTTCTCTTATTTCATCAATGTTTACACTTGGTTGAGTAACTGGTTTATTAGATTTAACTATTTTATAAGCATCTTCAAGATTAGTAAGTCCTTTATCATGAGCTACTTGTAAAACTTCTAACACTTCAAAATCAGAATATTTATTAGTAAGGGTTTCAATTTCTTTTTCTAATTTCATATCATAAAGTTGTTCTTCCAATTCAGAGATTTTATTCATGAACGGATTAACAGGTTCTACTCCAACGCTTTGTGCAAGTTGTGGATTAGATTTAACAAATTCAGCAATCTTCATTGCTTCTTCTGCTTCTTTTCTAAGCTTAGATATTTCTTGAGTTTTCTTTGTGTAATCAGACTGTCTGAGGTAACCATTTTTTAATTCATTAATTTCTACTTTACCTATACCATCAATTTCAATTTCATTTGGATTTGTTTCTTCTGTTTTGGTTTCTATAATTTCTTCAGTTTGAGTTGGTTCAGTTTTAATTTCTTCTGTAGCAACTTGAGTTTCCTCAGTTTTCTGAGATTCTTCTTGTGCTTTTAACGCTCTAAATTCATCTAAGTTCATTTAAATCCTCCTTGGAATCCATATAGGTTGTTCCACTATATTAATTGATTTGAATTTTGAATTAAATCTATAAGCTCAGGATGTTGTTGCATAAGTACAGCAAGTTCATCATCGCTCATTGTTTCAATGCCACTTAAAATATCTTCAGGAACTTCATTAAGTGATTTAGCTTCTTCTTCACTTTGATATGTTTGTTTAGTATCTTCATCATAAAGCATATCTTCAGTTGGCATCATACTTTGTTGCAAGATTTTCTCAGCTTCACTATAACCTTGATTATAAGATTCTTTACGTATTTTGTTTTCTTTTTCAAGTTCAGCTTTATCTTTTTCGATTATATCATGCTTCTTCTGAAGTTGTAAAATTTGTTTCTTAATATGTTCAATAGCAGATGTAATATCTTCAATAATTTTAAATGATTGTTCATCATTTTCATCTGAAGTGGTTTTAACTTCCTCAAGTTGTTGAGTAAGTCCTTCAAGTGTTTGTTGAAGTTGCATTTGCATATCTTGCATTGCTTGTTGAACTTGTTGTCCCATTTCTTGCATCTGTTGTTGAAGTTGAGCAAGGTTTTGATTTTCACCTTTCATACGTTTCATAAGTGCTCCTTTAATTTCTTCAGGAAGGTAATGAACAACAGCTTCTCTATCAACAAGTCCTTGTCCATCAGGCATTTGAGTTTGAGCTAAACGTATCATCAAATCAAGCATTGCAGAACGATTAACTGGCATAGTACTACCTGCTGTAATCTTTATATCATATTCATACTGTAAAGCACTCTTAGTAAATTTCTTCAAATCATAAGAATTATCATGTTTTGTAATAACAAGCCATCTATCTTCATCCCAAAACTGTTTCATTCTACTATAGTAAAGCCTTGCTATTTCACCAAGTCCTTCTTCAAGAATTTTAACTTTAAGTCTTATACGTGATTGTCCTGCTTCTTGAAGTGCCAAAATACCTTGTGCAGTATATACACCTGTTTCAGAATTACCTTTAATTGATGAAAATACACCTGATATTTCACTTATATCATTTTTATAAGTTTCTACAGCGTTAACAACATAATGTGGCATAGAAGGAGCTTGTTCTCTTCTAACTTCTGAGCCGGGGTTCTTACGTATAATAAGTCCGGGTCTTGAAGTTATTTGTCCAGTTGCAATACCTGAATTCTTATCCATAATCCAAGGCATATTAGCAGTAGTTTTAGCGTTATCAAGAATAGCATTATTTAAATCATTCATATGTTTTTGAGGTGATAGAAGTTGTCCTACTTCTCCTTCTCCCCAAAACTTACCAGGAACATCATAATCTTTAATAACAACAAATGGAAATTTACCATCGTTATATGGAAGTTCTTCATCACTTAAAACAAGTCCAAGTTCAGGAGCTATAATAAGAACTCTACCTTTTGGGTATTTGTTTTTAATAAGTTTCCAATTACCAACAACTCTTTCTTCATTTTCATAATCCTTAGTATAAACTTCTATAATAAGAACTCTATCATCAAGTCTAGCATCTTTATCATTGCTATTTACCAATTCAGAGTGATTTACAGAACTACCTATGATTCTATCAGCGTGTTCAGGGAATTTACGTTTAAGTACTTCAGAATTGAAGTAATCAGCATAAATTATATACTCTGCATCGTCAACAGAAGTTGCAAGTGGATTAACAAAAAGATTATAAGGATTAACAGCCATAGCTGTACTGTTTTTCTTAGCACTATCCCAAGGTACATAAAATACTGCATTACCTGTTACAAGTACATTTATAAGCTCTCTATAAAGCTTTAAATTCATTTTATCTCTGTCCCATTCATAAGACATAGCTTCTTGTAAATCATCAGTAAATTCCATACCTTCAGGCTGTCTTGGAAGCACTTGGAACTTAGGGTCATTGTCAACCATTATAGGTCTAATAGTTTCTATAGTTGAAAATACATAGTTAGCTACAAAATCTGATTTATAATCAGGAAGTGAAGCATTTTTAAAATAATCACCATTGTAAGCTTCAAAATACGTATTCCATTTTCTAACATATGGAGCTTTGTGTATCATAGCTTCTTCAAATTTTCTCTTCCAAAACGAAGCTAAATTGGCTTCTTTGGTTTTATCATTGTTATTCATATGCACCTCCAATTAAATTGCGTAATCTTCTAAAGAATCACTTTCAAAAAGTGGGTCTACTATTTCAAAAGTTCTTGAAACTTTCTTTCTTTCATCAATAGGTATTTCAGGAACATAATTTTCACCTTTATGTTCTAGTAATAACTGTAACGCTATGGCTGTTGCCATAACTATATCATCATTACAACCTTCTTGAGCATTAGTTCCACCTTTATCATCAATGATGTAAGTGAACATTTCAGAGATAAGCATATCAGAATAAATACCAAGATATCTTTCTCTTATGAATTGAGTAAGTTTATCAATCATAAGTGGCTTTGTTTTTAAATTAGTATACCAACCTACTTTTTTAGTGGAACTTTCGTTGATTTTATCATAAGTTTTAGAGAAGAACAAGTTCCAATACTCTAGTTTTTTAATAGCTGTTAAAGTGGTTAATCCATGATTATTAGCTTCAACACCTAGAAAAGCGTAATTATAATACTTTCCAAGCTTTACTAACTCTTCTCCAAATAAATCAGGGTCAATATGACCATGCCACATAGCAACCATATCAAAAGTTTCATCATCAAATACAACACCACAAGAATAATCGCCATGAACAAGTCCTTCAGCAACGTCAGCACCTATAGAGTAAGTTCTTCCTTCAATTGGCTTCTCCCAAATGTGCATATAACCTTTTTCTTCTTGTAAAAGAACAATTTCTTCACCACTTTCAACTAAATAACCTCTAAATTCAGCAGGTCTTGTTTTAGTTTGATATTCACGAAGTACTTTTATTGGAAATTTAGGTCTACCAGTTGATAAAAACGCTTCTTCAGGAGTAGAAGGATATTCTTGCATAAATAACTCTTCATCACCTTCACATTTGTTCTTAATAGTCCATCTTCTCCAATTGAGTTGCTCAAAAGTAAGGTTATTTTTCTCCATTAACTCATATTCATAACCTTTTATTTCATTACCATATTGGTCTTTTGCAAAAGTAGTAATCTCTTTTATGAAATTATCTCTTTCAGCATCGCTTCTAAATTGTCTTGAATAACCGGGGTCTATGAACCAAGGAAGGAATATAGGAGTAAATTCATTCTCTCCTTTAACAGATTTTTGCCACATACTATGAAACCAATCTCCAATACCATTTGCTGTACTTTCAAGAACAACTAAAGTGTTAGGTTCATCAGGAACAGCTTGTAAAAGTCCAAGCATAGTAGTTTTCGCATCAGGAAAGAATGCTACTTCTGAAGCGTGTAAACAGTGTATAGTTGAAGAACGACCAACTTCTCCTGCTCCTGCTGTTGCTATAGTTATTTTACTTCTAAGTCCAGGATTTTCTTTCTTCTTTGATTCGTCTGTTTCAGGATTTTCAAAAGCAAGTATTTTACCATTACTATACTTCTTCATAGGTCTTATTTCATCAGGTAAATACTCATAAAAAAGCTTAGACATTTGGAATAAGTTAGATGAAGCACTCTCTTCATGGGCAATAATTAAAGCGTTCTTATTCTCTTTTGTAGATGTATCTTGGAATATAAGTCCCTCAAAGAGAGTACTCAATCCCATTTGTCTAGCTTTAAGAACTATATAACGCTTTGGTTTGTTTTCTTTTTTATCTTTATTAACTTGTTCCATAACAATGTTTTGAGCAATGTTAAGTTTAAAAGGCACTATTTCTGCTTTTTTGTTTTTTATATTTAGAAATGTTTCTATATACCATTTTTCGTCATTTCTAAGCTTATGATAAAATATCATCTCTTTTTTTTTATTCATCAAGCACCTCTTCTAATTCTTCTAAATCGTCAATATCTATTGTCGAATCAATAAGTTGTTTCATTTTTTGTTCAATAGTTGTAACAGTTTTATCAACTTTAATCTCTTGTTTAGGTCTATGTCCTGCTCTATCAAGTATTGAGTTAACTGCTTGAAGTGCTACTCCGTCTATCGGCGATTCTGTTAAATCACTAAGCCTATCAACTGCTTTTAAAGTTAAATTCTTTAATTGATTTGAAACAGTATTGTGGATATCTTCTTGAAGAGTTTCAATAGCTTTTTTAATAGCAGGTTTTCTAAGCCATAAAGTTATAGTGTTTGGATGTACTTCAAATAATTCAGCTAATTCAGTATTTTTATAATTACCTGTTAGGTAAAGATGTACAAAACGTTGTTGCTTGTAATCCAATTCAGGAACAAGACTTGTTTCTTCTACATTAGACAACTACATCACCTCTAGTATAAGGATTATAATTATCACGAAGCATTTTCTCAACAATAATATCTAAACAATCAGTACATGATGATTCAAGTATATCATTGTATTCTTCGTAGCAAAGCACTCCTTTGACATAAAGCACATCAGCGAAAAACTTAATAGTCACTTTATCCATATTACCTCCGTTACTCAGCGTATTCTTCAGCTACCATCTGAGTTTTAATTAATTCAGCATCGTAATCTTCATGAGGAATATTTTGCAAATCAGGATGAAGTACATCGGCTGTTGTTCCGTAAAGCTCAAGCTTTAAGTTTTCTATCTTCTCATTAAACTCTCTATCTCTTTCATTCTCATAAATGCGAAGCATATCTTCGATAGAGGATTTACTTTCTTCGCCATTTATAAACAAAGTTTTTAATTCTTCTTTTGATTCGTAAATAGAGTTAATCAACTCTTCTTTGCTTTGTTTAATAAGTTCTTTTTCATATCGAATGTAAATTAAAAATAAAAGTAAAATAATCGTATCTAATACTACTAACATACTTATACCTCCAAATAATAATAATTTAACAAATAAGTACAAAAAAATATAACTTGTTAGATATAAGCTAGGGGGATAACTTACACCTGACAAGTTATATCTTACAGAGGTGAGGATTAAAAATAAAAAAATAAGGAAGGTGAATTATGAATGACAGTACTTAAAAAAAGGCAAATGGTGAAGCGTTGATTAAGTGGTATAAGGTTCAACGCTCAAAACCTTAGGAGAATAAAAAAATGTTTTAAGTTGTCTTACAGTTGGCAAAGGCATTAGGATTTGAACCTAAGATAACGCTTTTGGAGAGCGTTGTGTTGCCACTA